CGTAAGAAATGTACTGCTCCGGCATCGCCTTGGCAAATGGCGTGAAGCCGCGTGTCGTTAACATTAGTGGTGGCATGCGCAGCAGTTGGATTACCCGCTCGCAGCCGTGCTGTTTGTCGTACCTGTGGGTGTACTCCTTGCACAAGGCAAGGCCGAGTTTCCACAGCCAGACGTAGTTTTCTACGGTTTGGCCCGCCCATAGAGTGCAGGGGTGCCGCTCATGGGTGGGCTTGTAGGGAGCCTCGTTGCCGTATCGCCAGTGTACGGCAGAAAGGATCTGGGCCGTTTCAAGAGGCATTTTAACGACATGCTTGTCGCAATGCCATTCGGCCGCTTGTTGCGGATTGGTGTCGAGTACGAAAATGTTCATAGGCGTATTATGGGTGGCTAATAGCCGTGGGACAAACCCGAACTACTTGAGCGTGTAGCTGCGCCAGATATTGCTCCGCAGGGCCAAACAGGACGTTCTTGCCATACTTTAGGAGCAAGTGCTTCCGCCCGTTCCAGTAGATGTTTCGGGCCTCGTAGCTGTGGTCGCCGCGCATGATGCGGTGGGCAACGTAGTCCACCAGCTCCAGTGTGTCCGCCATCTTGCAGATGTGCTGCTCGTCAGGGGTTAGGTCGTCAGGTACGCCCAGCTCCTGTTCAATCTGCTTTTCGGCCACGCTATAAGCGTCAGCCAGATCGGCATAGTTCCACTTGGCCGGGGCAGGCAGATCGCCCAGCGTTTGCTCGGCGGCATCGTGGTACAGGGCGTACATGACCGCCCGCAGGGTTACAATGTCGGGCCACAAAGTGTGCATCAGCACCGTGGTCCGCCAAGCATGCTCCGAGACAGATTGCCCCGCACCGAGGTGCGGGGTTGTGTGGTATCGCAGGGTCTGGCCGCTACGCAAGCGGCGTTCCAGCAGGTTGTTCATGCTTCAGCCGCCGGAGCTTCATAGTCCACAACGTAGACTTCTTCCTTACCGGAGATCTGATCAATGATCCTGACCTCCGAGCCGCGCTCCACAATGAACATGCCCTGCGGCAGCGCAACGCGGATTTCGGAAGCAATGGCGCTCCCCGGGATCTTGATCTTGACTTCGGCATAAAGCACCGAAGCGTATTGGCACAGGTTGTTTTCGGCGTTGGTGATTTTGACGTTGAACATATTGTTCTCCTTAATCAGATGCTTCGCCCCACGTTGCTCCATAAGCTGCGTCAACTACCGAGGGGACTTCTAGTTGAACGCAGGTTTCCATAATTTCAGCTACCTTGGCACCATCTTCCTTGCTTTCGACTGAAACGTCAAGTTCGTCGTGCATTTGTAACATAGGTAGTATGCCCTGCCGATAAAGCTCGAGCATGGCCTTTTTTGTCTGGTCAGCGGCACTACCCTGTATCAGCTTGTTCAAGGCTTTGTAGGTGAACGCCCGCTTGATCTCCGGGCCGTATTCAGCAAGGGCTTCCTCATGGGACTTTGGCCCGTGTACTCCAAAGCGGCGCGGCTCCCACTTGTTGAAGTGGCACTTGCGGCCCAGCAGCGTACGGATCACGCCCTTCTGGTCGGCCCGCTGCATGCAGTGGTCGCTCAGGCGGCGCACGAATGGTACCATGTCGTGGTACTTGCTGAACAGTTCGTTGGCTTCATCAATAGGCAAGCCCAACTGGTCGGCCAGCTTGCCCTTACCCATACCGTAGAACAGGCCGAGGTTGATGGTCTTGGCTTTCTTGCGCTCCACGCCAACGAGGTCGGCCGCAATTTGGTGGAAGTCGGTACGGGGGTTTTCCTTGTAGGCGGCATGGAACTTTTCGGCCCCCGGCAGGCCCAGCAGATACGCATAGTGGGCCACGAGCCGTGGCTCTTGGGCGCTGTAGTCAAAAGCCCCCCACAACCTGCCTTCCTCCGGCAGGAACAGGCCACGAACCATCGGCCCCACCACGGGGTTGTGCGCCGGGATCTGCTGTAGGTTGGGGTTGCTGCAACTGAAGCGCCCGGTCACGGTGCCGCCGTCATCGCTGCGCAACTGGTGGAACTCGCAGTGGATACGCCCGTTGACGTTGTGTTCCATGATGGTGTCAATAAAGGTGGTACGCGCCTTATTGAGCTCACGGGCTTGAACGATGGCCTTGGCTACGGGGTGCGGGTGTTCCTTCAGGAACGCCTTGGTGAAGCTCGGCGCTTCCGTTTTGGCCGTCCTAGCGTAGGGCAGGTTCAAAGCGTCGAACGCCTTGGCGATGGAAGCCGCCGCCCAAATTTCAACGTCAATACCTGTTTCTTGCTTGACAAGCAGTAGCGAAGCCTTTTCCTGCTCTTCCAGCAACTTACCGCTACGGGCGGCAGTTTCTACATCTACGCGCACACCGCGTTGCCGCATCTTGTGGATTACAGGAATCAGTTCGCACTCAAGCGAAAAGATGTCTTGCAGGTTTTCGTTTTCAATCAGTGTTCGCAGTCGCTGCCACAGCCGCAATGTTCCCCCGGCATCCTGCTCGGCATACTTGCCCACATAGATAGCAGGGAGCTTGTGCATGTCAGACTTAGGATTGAGGCCGAACTCCTTAGCTGCTTCGCGCAGGTCGCGCTCAGACTTGGACTCGCCCAAGTAATCTTTGAGTAGGTTGTTAAGGCTGTAGCTGAAGCGGTTCTCATCCAGTAAGGGGGCGGCGACCATTGTATCGACGATACTTCCAGCCGGGTAGATACCAACTGTGGAAAGCCAGCCGAGGTCGTACTGAGCGTTGTGGAAGATGTAAGTTGCATATGGGTCACTGCATACCTCCTTCAGCCATGCCAGCGTCATGCGCTTGTCCAAGTTCGGCCCCATGCTGTGCGCAATGGGGAAGTACCATTGTCCACCGTCCACGGCCACAGCGATCCCGATAATTTCACCGTTGTTCATTGGCCAACCCGGCCCCATGCGCTCAAGGCCGGGGTCACGGGTTTCAAGGTCAATCGCTATTTCCGTTGCCCCGTTCAGATTCGGGTACATAATTGGGGCGACCCATTCGCTCGGCGGCTGAAACAGATTCATTCAATACCTTCATAAGTTCGCCGCACTTGCATCGCGGCCAATTATTTTTCAGCTTGCGCCAGTGAACGGTGCGGGCTTCTTGCCCGCAGCCGCAGATCGCAGTGTAGTTCGGGCCTTCTACCATGCCTCGCGTTCAATGATTTGCTTGATCACTTCGATAGCCATATAGTAGTCATCATTGCATATCCAAGTAATGGCCCTGTGCTCCATAACTGTCAGATTGTTTGCATAGCAAAACTGTTCGATCATGTCGTCTTCTAGTAAAGTAGTTTCCTGACAGGGCGTGTTTTCCTCAAGGTTTTCCCACTTCTTGTTTAGGAAGTGGATAGCCTTTTGAAGGTCTTCTTTGCGATTACCCTTGCGCCGCGTCAGATACTTGGTGGCGCAGCCTTGGAAATAGTCCAGCTTCAAATCACGCACAAAATCCCAGTGCTGATAGCTCGATTGGTAATGTCTGCCGCCGACCTGCATGTCGTTAGCCGTACCGTTGGAACCAACGGCCCCCGTAGCGCCGACAGCACCGAGGGGTTCACGAATGTTTGTCAAGATATTCCACTCCCTATCGTTGATGTAATCACTTGGCTTTTGCGGCCCGCCTTCTTCCGAGCCACTCAACACAGGCTTTTCGCCAGTCTTCGCTTCCAATGGTAGCGGCGGTATCACATGCGGCATCATAGTCACCCCTTTTGTATAGGTCATAGGCATTTGCCATCGGCACCGCTGTCAGTTCCAGGAACCACTCCTTGAAGCCGCTGCGCTTACCGTTGCAGAACTCTTGTACCTCAACATTGAATACTTCTGCACTACCGCTTATCAGCGGCATGGACTGGAAACGGAACTGCAAGTACGGTTCATAGTCCGGATCCTTCAGCTTATGCTTGGCCAGCACATCCTTGTAGGCATGCAGATTGTTGGTGAACTGCGTATAGTGGCCCATCTTGGCCCCGACGCGGCTGGCCATGTATTCCATAAGGTACGACATGTGAACAGCGTTGGCCCCGAACGCTCCCCAGATCATATCATTGGAGCGGTTGCATACCGTCATGTGCAGGTAGCCGTTGCGCACACTGAAATAGACGTGCGTGTTGCACGGCACATCCTTAATGTCGTTTTCCAACATCAGGTCGTAGGTAGCATCCCACATGGCAACCACTGTGCGTCGGTCGTTGGGGTAATTTTTCAACCGATAGGCCGCAACTTCCAACTGGTCGTAGTCAAAGTGCCGCCGCCAACGGTGTCCATAGGCCCCGTTGAAGGTAGCGCCATCATCACTGTAGCGGCCGATGTTCTTGCTATACTGCTCTACAAAGGCAGTGTCGTTGCGGCCAGCCAGCATCCACAGGCTTTCAAGGCAGTGGAAGAAGGGGTTGGCATCGCGCTCGGGGTAGAACAGTACCCGCTCGCGGGGCTTGGTATAGGTAATGCCTACCGGGCCACTGAACTCGTAAGCCGGACCATTGCGGGTTTCCACCAGATCGCCAACCGTTTGAATATCCAGCATGGCTATCCACAACGCTTCGCTCACGTTCCTGACAAAATATGTTTTCACCGTAACCCCCTCAAGAAGCCTTTGTATTCTGCTCCGACAACACCCGGATGGTGCAAAGCAAGTTGAGCATACCCCCTGTACCTAATGTCAGACAACTGATCCTTGGTGAGCGTTCCACCTGCCAAGATAGCGGCAAGCTCTTCCGCATTTCGAGCATCTAAGCAATTAGCTCCCGGAACCATATCGTCAGCTTCCCGCACCCATGCCTTGTTGATAACATTGACTGTGCCTGCATCCCATGCTTCCAGGAAGGTGTATTGAGTACCGCCGCCATCGCCCTTGATTTCGCTCATATCCACATGGAACACATGCTCTTGCAGCAGCTTGAACGCTTCATTCTGGCCACGCGGGAAATGACCTACCGACTGCACCCACTCCGGGTACTTCGGCACAATCTTGAAACGTGTGTAGATCCTGTTTTCGAAGCCACGGATCGTGATCCGTTTGCTTTCGGGCAGCAACCTATTGGCATCTAGCAGGATGTTGGTGTGCTTGTCAAAATCCACGCGGCTGACGCTGACTGCATTGCGGGTACGTTCTACATACTCAGGCTCCTGTACGCGCACATACGGATGCCGAATGAACGTGGCCTTGGGCAGGTAGGTCTGGCCGATCTTGCGAACAACAATAACCCTGTCGCTGTTCGGTACATCAGGCGGCAGGTTTTTCAGTTCGGTAGGATCGTGAACCACGAGCGCCGCACCATGCGCCCACAGCACATCTGTTTGCGGGGCAAAGTTCTTTGCCGCCGCTACAATCAGCATGGGGTTTTTGCGTTCAAGGGCTTCGGTAATATCAATGTTGCGGTAGCGTTCGTCATAGCCAAACTGACGGAACTTCTTTTCGCTACGCTCACGGATCTTGAACAATGTCGGCTCCACGCCCACCATGCGCAAGGTTTTCATGAGGTGTGAGGTATATGTCACCCAACCCCCGTAAGGATTGGGTGACAGATAGAACAGATCTACTTCCATGATGCTCCCTTTCTGTGGAGTTACAAGGTTATGCTATACGTCCCACGGCCTTTTGACACGCGGCGTATACGGCTCACCCGCAGTATGTTTCTCAATCACGGCCCACGTTTCTGCGTCTGGTTCCGGTAACGTCTGCTTGCCCAGCTTATCTGGCAGGAGGCCCACCCTGTAACTGGTGTAGTCGCAGCCCTTACAAGGGTCAAAGGTACGCTGGCCGTGTAGCAAAGCCTGCCGTGCCGCCATAAAGCCCGCCCCCTGCCACAGAGCCTCGAAACCCTCGCTAACGTGGCCGATTTTGTACCGCCCCGGCCAGTCGTTGCAGCACATGGCAATGTTGCCATCCCACCGCACCGATATCTCGCGGAAGG